GGTTGAGTATGGTCCACCTGCGATGGCAGGTTGGGAACCATGGAAGAATAACCTGATTGCCATGACGAGGCCGCGATCTTTGTTTGATCGGCGCATCCTGAGGGAGTGCTCCAAGGCTTATGTGGCCGATTGTTTGGCTGGCCTTAGCAAGCGGGACCTTAGTGAACTTGTGGAGTTGAGTAACCGAGCAGCAGTGAATGGTCTGCCAGAGGTGAAGTATATTGACAAGATCAATAACAACACGTCGATGGGTTTTCCCTGGTGCAAGACAAAAAAGGAATTCTTGATTGAGGCACCTGACGTTGATTACCCAGAGGGTATTGATTTTGGTCCAGAAGTGTGGGCAGAAGTGGCCAAGGTTGAGGCTGCCTACGCAGAAGGTAGGAGAGCCAATCCGATTTTTGTGGGAAGTTTGAAAGACGAAGCAACCCCCTTCAGGAAGATACAGGCCAAGAAAACCCGTTTGTTTATGGGCGGACCCATCGCGTGGGGTATAGTGGTGCGCAAGCACTTGCTAACTTTCGTGCGACTGGTTCAGAGGAATCGCAATTTGTTCGAGTGTTCGGTGGGCCTACCAGCACAGAGCAAGGCTTGGGGTGAGCTGCGTGCTCATTTGACACGATTCGGGGTTGTCCAAATGGTTGCCGGTGATTATGCATTCTTTGACAAAGAGATGCTGGCCGAATTCATTCTGGAGTGTTTCACCGCGATTGTTGAAATTCTGCGCGCGGCAGGAGTGAACGAGCGTCGACTTCTAACGGTAATGTGCATTGGCGAGGATATTGCGTTTTCGCTATGCAACGTCAACGGTGATTTGTTTGAATTCCTCGGTACAAATCCGTCGGGGCACAATCTGACGGTCATTGTCAACTCCATTGTGAACGCGCTATATTTGAGATACGCCTATCGAGTGCTGAATCCAGCCAGAGAGGTGTTTTCGTTCAAACTCCATGTAGTCGTTACAACCTACGGGGACGATAATGTTTTCGGTGTTAGCGTCAACGCGCCGTGGTACAATCATACAACAGTGCAGACAGCACTTGCGGAGATTGGCATTACGTACACCATGGCTGACAAGACGAGTAAGAGT